AAGCCACAAAATATCGCCGCTTGTGCGCGCGACGAAGCGCAATTCCCTTAGCCATGAAATCGGTCGGCGAGCCGCTGGCGGGCGTCAAGCAAAATCGTCACTGAATGCTCGGACGCCCCAGCAGCATCGCGTCCATCTCGTCCCCGCCGGAAGCCGCCGCCTCCATGGCCTTGGCCGTTGCCCGGCGCGGCCCGATCTTTTCAGCCTCGCCGCCCTGCGCGCGGGCGTGGAGAGACAAGCTGCGACGCATCGACAAAATGCCGCCCTGAGTCGCCTGCACCACGGCCTTGCGCGGATTCACCACCGGCGTCCCCCGCTCCGTCGCCAGAACCTCGCCCTCCTCTCGAAGAAGCCGCTGATTGCGTTCGAGGTTCGCCATGTCGCGCGCCAGCATCGCCGCCAGCTCAAGCTGATGATCCGTCCACTCAGCACGAGCAAATTCA